CCATGTCATGATGAAATGATGGAAGATCTTGTTGCTATTAAACAAGGATTAAATAGAATGCAATTTAAACACTTTGTTGTGATGCTTCTTGCTAAGAGATATTCTGGTGAAATGGATACTTCGTTATCGAATTCAGTATTTAATTTAATATTAATAATGTTTCTCTTGTATAAATCAAAAGAAGATTACAAACAACTTATACCTAAAATCGAAGGTGATGATTCAATTATACCTTATTATGGATATTTGGATACCACTATTGTTAAAAGACTTGGAGCAAATGCAAAATTTGAATTTTTCGATGAAATATCACATGCTTCATTTTGTGGTCTGGTTTTTGATGTTGATATGTTGGATATTGTTACAAACATCATACCTGCTTACCTAGATTTTGGATGGACGACGCGTGAATATGTCAATGCTAAGAAGAGTGTTAAAATGACATTATTACGTTGTAAGTCACTTTCATTATTACATTCATATCCTGGATGTCCAATTTTACATTCTTTAGCTGTTATGGGTTTACGATTAACTAAATTTGTCGATATGCGACGTAATCATAACAGAACAATAACTCACCGATTTCAAGGAAAATCAATTGATTCACACCATAGATTAAAACATCGTGATATTATGAGGTATGAAGAAGAACCGGATATGAAATTAAAACTTAAAGAAATGGTTAATCGACCAATTAATATGAAAACTAGATTACTAGTTGAGAAATTATATAAAATTACCGTTGATCAACAATTAGTAATGGAAGAATATTTAGATAATATAACAAGTTTGGGACCAATTAATTTACCATTCATTGAAGATTTCTGCAACCCAGATCAAATGAAGATGTGGGATATGTATTCCTCCGTAAGGGGGACTGAGGGGCTATAATATGTGTCCGGCCCCTCCTCTATAATAGATACAATCATTGAGGATAGTGGGCCATTTGTCATGAAAGTTCGACGTACTGAACTTCATGATGCAGAATCAACCAGTTAGGACCCAAACTAGCAGGATTAGTCGCCCTGTTAACCCGCAAATCCGGGCAGTTAGACCAAAACCACAAAAACAACAATTAACTCAGACTCCAAAACCGAAGGTAAGTAGAGTTAATTCCAACAAACCAGTACAAACCAATTTTACAAATAGAAATGTTAAAAGAAGCAATATGTCTAGTAATTTTGGATCGAGAAGTGATGTGAAAAGATTGCCACTCTTTACTGAGCAAGTTTCACAACCACTGTCATCAGCATCTTGGGCACTCTTTAAAAGTTATTCTTTAAATCCAGGCCAAGCTGCTTACTTCCCAGTAGGAAGTGTTGAATGTCAACAATGGCAGAAGTATCGATTTCGCAGTTTTCGTGTTGTTTATGAACCGATTGTGAATGAGTACAATACAAACAATGATGGAGCCGGAGAAGTTATCATTGGATTTGACCCAGATGCGTCAGACCAAGCTCCAACTACATATTCTCAAGCAGTGAATATGAAACCAGTCGCAAGGGGAAGGCCTTGCGACAAAATTGTCCTTGTTGTGCCACAACATTTATTGAAAGGACAAAATGATGCACATTTCGTTAGACACGCTGGATTACCAGGTGGAAGTGACATCAAAACTTATGACGTTGGACTTATCAATATCAGCGTCGTTGGTTCAGGAACAACTGGATCAACAGTTCTCGGTAATATATTTTTTGAATATGAATTGGACTTATTGAGTCAACAAATTACCTTGAACACACAAGCTCCTGTTAATAATCAGGTTGCTTTTCTTCAATCAACTTCAGCTCAAACATTTACAACTACTATTGCTACAACATCGTTGAATGCAACTGCTAGTGCAAATGGTATTGCCTTAGTCAATACAGCTGGAAGTATGGTTCCTCCAATAGGAAACTACTTAGTTGATTTTGGTATTAGTGCTCAGGATTCAGCCGACGAAACATTTCGTGTCGTTGATGATTTCAAGAAGAATGGGACGAGTGTTTTCACAATATCACCGCCTAGTCAAGAAGTTGGCGCCACTAATACTGGAAACTTGTCAGTCGCTGGCTCTGCGTTCGTCACCGCAAATGGTACGGATGCTTTTACAAATGTCATCACAATGTACGGAACAGCTGGTACATTAACAGGAAATACCTGGGTGAGATGGACGGCAATCTAATTGATTGCTACTGATGACGTTTTGCGCCTTATACTGGGGCGCGAAGGTTGTTGAAGGTTAATAAAGTAAATAAGCCCTTCACGCCGCCTTGTAGTGTTGTCAAGGTAAATGACAGGTCCATCTGCGCGAGGTTACGTAGCGCTATATTAAGAACTTCGTGACACGACCAACTAAGTTAAAGTCGATAAACTTATATGAAGGGCAGAGACTCCTATGTAAGTCCGAT